AAGACGTGATGCTAACAATAATCAAGATATGATGGTAAGACGTGATACTAACAATAATCAAGATATGATGGTAAGACGTGATGCTAACAATAATCAAGATATGATGGTAAGACGTGATGCTAACAATAATCAAGATATGATGGTAAGACGTGATGCTAATAATAAATTAGCCGAATTAAGAAATTCAATGAAAGCCAATAATATTGAACTTAAAGAAGACATCCATCGATTAGATATGATGCAAGCTCTTATTAGTAAATTAGAAGAAGATAATCAGATATTAAAAGAAAAATTGAATACAAATAATAGTGAATTGATACGAATAAATGAATTAAAACAACAAATTGCTAATGAATTTAATGATTTAACAAAAAAAAATGAAGAAATAGATAATAAACAACAACTAATAAATTTAAAAGAAGCTGAATTGATAAAGAAAGAGATGGATGTGAAACAATTAATATCAAATTATGATTATTTATTTAAAACGAATCAAATACAAATGGAAGTTACAAATTCAGAAAATAGTTCATCTTATATTTGGCCTATAAATAATGGCCAATCGACAGGTTATGTTGTAACTGGATTAAAATTAATGTCCTATTCATTACCAATACCTCGATTTAATATAGAAGAAAATAAAAATGATTGTTTATCTTTAAAAGTCAATGATACTATAATTACTATAAACTTAGAAACTGGTAAATATAGTATAGAAGATTTAATAAGCATATTAAATAGTAAATTAAAAGAAAATGATGATACTTTAACTATATCATTAAATAGTCAACAAAATATTATTATTGAATCAACTGATAGTATGAAAGAATTAACAATAGAATCTACTATGTTATCTAAAACAAATTTAGGATTTATTAAAACTGTTACTGGTAATAAATTGGTATCAGATAATTCATGGGATTTAAGGATTGAAGATAAAGTATATTTATATTTAAATAATATATCAGAAGATGTACCGTTTGGTATATTATATTTTAATGGCATGTCGATATGCCAATTTAAATTTCAGAGTCCATTCATGTTAGATAATTTAGATATAATATTTAAAGATTCTAAAGGAAATAAGTATAATTTTTATAATTTACCCCATTCATTAAATATATTATTAGATACAATTCAATAGAATGTCTTCTTACTAAGATTTTAATTGTTACTTGTGATATTATTAACATTCCTAAAGTATTCTTCTCTATTTTTATTCATCATTTCATCACTTGTAATATTATTAACAATATTATCAAAAGATTCACCACTTACTAATCTAACAATAAAATTTATAGAATAAACACCACATTCTGAATTTTCAAATTGGTGTTGTTTCATATTATATCTCACATCAATTTCACCACCTAATAGATTTTTTAGATGCATAGCTAAAGGATCATTTTTATTAATATTACCTTTTGTTTTTTTAATAGCTTTTAATTTTGAGATTATATCATTAATTGGTAAATTTTTATGATATTTTTTATTATACAAATATTTGGTAACTCTATTTACAAATTTACGTATTCTTTTACCAGGAACTTTTCCAACAGAATCAAAAAAATAGATTTGATTCTTTTGTAAATCAGCATATAATGCAACCCAATGAGAACCACTTTTATAATGTTCATCGAGATTAATAACCATACCAATTTTATGTTTCCCTTCTTTTTCAATATTTGCAAAATTTAAATTAGAAATCCCAAGAACTGCAAGATCATCAAAATCATAGGGAACTGCTCCTAAAAACAAAAAATCTTTATGAACATTCATATATTGTTCCACCACATCATTAATATGATTTGTGCTTAACCATTCATATTTTTTTGTGGGTCCTTTTGGTCTAAATGTATTATTCTCAATATCTTCATCTTCTAATTTTTTTATAATATCTAAACGTAACCAACATGTTTGTTCATTACATTGATTTTTTAATTTAGTCTCTAATTCCTTAACTAATTCTGCTTTATCTAAATTAATATTAATCTTATCAGTATTTGTTTTATTGTAATTTTCTGCAATCTTTTGTAGCGATTCTAAAGTAAGACATGAACCATCTGTAAAATCTTTCCCAGGTGCACATTTCTTTTGTTCATTAGGATTAATAATCATTATTTTTAATTAGATTTTTTTATTAAAATATTCTAATTACGATAAATTATATAATCATAACCTAATGTATCTTCATAATAAGAAATACTATCATGAAATAGATGTATAATTGTATCATTTTCTGTTTTAATCATATAATCAAAAGGATTACTACCGATTGCAACAATTGTACCCTTTCTTGATGTCAACATATCAAGATATTTTTGACTATAAGGATAGAAACATATAGTTACTATATCACTAATCTTCAAATCTGTTAAATTTACTGTGTTAGAATTCATTAAAATATTTAAAAATAATATAAATATTAATTTCTTCAATTTTTGTTTAATTAAAATCTAATATAATGATATACATGTCATATCACAATAAATATCTTAAATATAAAACAAAATATTTTCAGTTAAAACAGTCTCAAATTTCTCAAAAAGGCGGCTCTCGTAATAATACTAATAATATTTTAGAAATAGATGAATTATCAGAAACACCAACTATGAATTCAAATAATTACTTTTTAGGTGGTTCTGAAGAAAGTCCTAGAACTTTAGATTCTGAATCTGTAGAAGAAAAAAGTTATTCTTCAACTACTTTATCAAAAAATTCTAAAGGAATTTTAGATAATGAACCTATTAAAGATGAAGAAGAAAGTTCCAGTGTAGATTCAGACTCTTTATCTAGTTTATCTTCATTATCAGAAACACCTACTGAAAAACAATCTGAACGTAATTCTAATAAATCTGATTCTGATGTATCACTCCCACCATTATCTGATACACCTGTTTCTAAAAAATCAGATAATAATAAAGATGATTCTGAATCAAGCGAATCAGAATCAAGTGAATCTGAGGACGAATCTAATAATGAATTAAGCAATTCTGATGATGAATCTGTTGAACAAACAAATACAGAATCAAATGCAGAAAATGATGAACAAGATGGTGGTCGTAAGAAAAAGGCAATGAAAAAATATATGCGTAATTTTATTCAAGATTCTGATTCATCAAGTGTAGATACTAGTGATTCAACAGACACTTTATCAACATTATCCGAATTAGATAGTGATAGCGATTAAATTGTTTCTTGTGAATCGATTTAAAAAAATACTTATTATATATATATATAATGATTCAAATTAATGGTGTAGATGAATTGGATGACTTTATTTTAGATAATATTGATAATAAAGTGGTTGTATTATATTTTGGTGCAGTGTGGTGTCAACCATGTAAACTCCTTAAAGCTAAATTAGAAGAGGAAGATACTAAAAATATGATGCCCAATTTAGCAGTTTGTTATTTAGATGTTGATATGCCAGAAAATGAAAAATTATGTGAACAGTATAATGCAGAGTCTTTACCAACTCAAATTTTCATTAAATTAGATGAAGAAGATAGAGTAGAAGAAGTAAGTCGTATTGAAGGATTTAATTTTAATAAACTTAAAACACAATATGATAATTATGTTAATAGCGAACAACAAATTTTAGGTTTTGAATAATTTATTCATAAAATAAAAATTGATAGATTGCTCACAATTTCGCAATATTGTTATTAAATCACATGCACGATTTCATTCCTTAATAAAAAAATTGTTGGATTATTGCTACGCATCAACCAAATGATTTTTTGAGAAATTGCTATACAATCTCTCAAAAAATTGATAAATAGTATTATTATTATTATTATTTACATATTTTAATGTCAAACAAATTTACTGTTAATAAAATTAGACTTTTAAGTTGGTGGGAATATAATTTACCATCAAATACTGAATGTAGTATTTGTCGAGAAAGTCTTAATACTAATAGTTTATATCATCAAGATAAGGGTCTAGATTCTTATGTTGTAGAAGGAACGTGTACTCATTCATTTCATTACGAATGTATTAAACCTTGGATTGAAAAGAACAAACATTGTGCTCTTTGTATGAAACCTTGGGCATATAAGAACAAACCTATTGAAAATGTCTTAAATAAATAATATGTAATTCTTTTATAATGCAACAAAAATACAATTATGATTATGAAATTGGTGTAGATGAAGCAGGACGAGGTCCTTTAATAGGACGAGTTTATGCTGGAGCAGTAATTTGGGGGGCTAATACAAAAAATAATATGAATATAATTGATAGTAAGAAATTGTCTGCAAAAAAAAGAGGTATTGCACTAAAATGGATTAAGGAAAATGTATATGCTTGGGGAGTTGGTTATGCAGAACCTAGTGAAATTGATAGTATTAATATTCTCGAAGCAACTCGAGTAGCAATGGAACGAGCTATTGATGATTTGAAATCAAAAGTTACAGATAAAATGGGGCTTGCTAATACTATGAATCATCTAATCATTGATGGATGCTATTGGGAAAAGAAATTTCCTAATTATAAGGTTATATCAATAGTAAAAGGTGATGCAAAGTTTCTATCTATAGCAGCTGCATCTATTATTGCAAAAGAATATCACGATATGCATATCAGAGAATTATGTAAGACTAATATTGAATTGAATGAAAGATATGATTTAGAAAGTAATATGGGATATGGAACAAAAAAACATATGGAAGGATTAGCTAAATATGGTCCTAGTATATATCATAGAAAATCATTCAAACCTTGTAATACAAACCTTGTACAATAACAATTTAATATTTGCTGATATTTTATTTAACTTAATAAAAATTGATAAATAATATATTTGCTATAATTATTTATTATTTTTTAATGAGTTTTCAAGATTGGACACCTGTTAATATTGGTAATAAAGCTAATAAGCCTAAAGAACCAACTCAACCCAAAACTACTTATTCTGGTAATACTAGTGGTATTACTGTAAAGAAAATTTATGATTCAAATGATCCAAATGCAGAACCCGAAACTCGTCCCGTTATGATGGAACGAGAGTTTGGACTTAAAATGCAAAAAGCGCGGACTGCTAAAGGTATGAATCAGCAACAACTTGCTACCGCCCTATCTATTCCTCTTGCTACGATTAAAGATTATGAAGCAGGGAAGGGTGTTCGAATTGGGAAGGTTGTAGATATGATAAATCGATGGATTGCAAAGAATACTTAATATTAATTTATTATATAAATATAAATGTTATATAAAAATTTAGAGTTATTTGGTAAAATTATAAAAAATTTATGAATTAAAAACAATTTAACAGAATATGAACTTGCAAATATCTTAAATTCATGTAATATATATTATAGATTATGAAAATAATAAAGGAATTTATGATAGATTAATTATATCAAAAATAAATAATTGGATTGCAAAGAATGCTAGTCAATAAATTCACATTCTACGTCATCAACACACTCTTTTAATTCATTTATTTCATCTGATTGAATCATATTAATTATTTCACCATTTTTAGTTTCAATTATTTTAATTTCAAAACCCATTTTCCTATATAATTTTCGTCTATTGTATCCTTGATTTACAAAACTTGGTAACATATCAGTAAAATCATAAATTGTTGGTCTAACATTTGGATCAATCTTTCTAATTACTCGTCCTACAGCTTGTTCTACTTCTCGCCTTGAAGTGACCATAAATAGTGTATTTAAATCTGGAATATCAAGAGCTTCAGAAGCCATTCCATACGATGCAAAAATAACTTGCGCTAATTCAGCTTGTTTTAATGCTTTTTGTTTCATTCCGCCAACATAATAATCAGTAGTAGTTATTTCTCTTTCATCTAATCTTTTTTTGAGTGCATTAAGATGTTCAATCCTATCAGATAAAATTAAAATTTTTCTTTTATCTTCTATAAGAACTTCTTCCATCATATCAATAATAAATTTATTTCTTCTTCCAATTGTTGTAATCTTATTAATTGTTTTTGCTCGATTTACATCACCAGTTCGCATAAAGAATTCTTTAAATTTTTCATGTTCAATGTCATAATTAATAATTTTAACTAGAACACGATTATTTTCCTCAACTGCTGTTTTATACATAATATCTCCAAAATACCAATATAAAATTTTTTCTAATTTATCACTACGTTTTGGAGTTGCACTCAATCCAATTGTTAATTTAGATGCAATAAGCGGTAGTGCTCTTGAAAAATATTGTGAAGGTGCATGATGTGCCTCATCAAAAATAACCATACCAAAATCTCTAAAAATATCAGCATCATATTTATCTTTAGCAATTGATTGTAACATACCAATAACAATATCATTTCCATCTACTTCTATTTTATCTTGTTGAATAATACCAATTTTTGCATCTGTAAATTGTTCTGCTCGTTCTTTCCATTGATTCAATAAGAAAGTTTTATGAACAATTACAAGAGTTTTTACTTTAAACATACAAGCTAAATATAAAGATAACACAGTTTTACCTGCAGCACAAGGAAGACATAATACACCTCCATCATTCTTCTTAATATGAGGAACAACCATTGCTATGATTTCTTCTTGTTTCGGTCTGAGATTTCCTTTAAAAGTACAATTAATAGATTGACCTACAATTTCTTTGTTTAGGTCAGGTTTACCTATTTTATTAAGACCATAATATTTAGGTATGCAAAGATATTCATCATTTTCTTGATAGACATTAAATTTATTAGAATCATCTTTTTTAACAAAATTGCATATTTGAAAAGGTTGAACTGTCAGCTCCTTCTTAATAATTTCAATAATATTATTATATTTCTTAGTTTTTGGTACAAGATAACCTTCTTTGCATAATATCGTTTTATCCATTTAAATTATATTAAAATATAAAATTTACCTTTTAAATTTCAATTTTATAAAAAGTTTAAATTTTTTTATAAGGCATAATATAATGGAGTCAATTGACCAAATGTCAAACCAAGTGTCAACTGGTATTAACAAAGTTTTAGATTATGTTAATAATGATAAAATATTAAATGCTATAGTTGGTATGTTATTAGTTTTGTATGCTGCTATGGCCGCCCCAAAATTACCAGAATCTATTGCTAAAGTTTTTAATAATAGTTATTTTAAAATTGGGTTTATGTTTATGATTGGTTATTTAGCAAATAGAGACCCTGCAACATCTATTATTGTAGCAGTTGCCTTATTTGTTACATTACAAACTGCTAGTTCGCATGATTGTGTTACTAAAATAGTTAATACAGTAAAGCCAAAAACAACAGAAAGATTTATTGAATTATTAGAATCTTTTACACCTGACCCTAAATTATCTGTACCTCTATCACCCACTACATCTACTGCTATTCAAAATGCTATTGATAAAGCAACACAGTTATCTCAAGTTGCATCAAGTGCTCTTTCTAATAATATGACTGCTAAAGCAAATGATGCTCAAACTAAAGCTATTTTACAACAAGTGAAGGTTGATACCTTAGTTAAAGCTGCTGAACTTAAAGAAGATGCTAAGAAGGCTATAGCAATTGGTAACAATGAGGTTGCTAAAGAAAAAGAAAAGAAAGCTATGGCAGAAACAGCAAAAGTTAATTTAATTACTAAATTAGAAAATGCACCTGCAACTAATTCTATAGTTAAAGATATTGTAAATGCTAAGAATACTAAAGATGCCGCTCTTATTGCCAAAAATGAAAAGAAACCAGAAGCTGCACAATTAGCTCTAGATGCGGCTAAGAAAGAAGTTAAAGTACAAGCACTTGCAATGGTAGATAATCTCAAGATAGCTGCTGTACAAGCTAAAAATAATGGCGAGGATGAAAAGGCTAAATTATTATTAGCAAATGCTGCTAAACAATCTATTGTAATAAAAGCTGCTAATAAAGCAGATGCTCAAACAAAAGCTGCTACAAAAGCTGCTGCTGTTGGAGATACTAAGACTGCTGCTAATATGTCTAAAGAAGCTGCTAAAAATAATGCTATAGTTACAGCTGCTACTACTACTATGGCTTTGAAAGAATCAGCTATTAAATCAATGGCTGCTGGTAATATGAATCAAGCTGCTGCAACAATGGATAAAGCTGTTAATCAATCCATTATTGTTGCTTCTGCTGCTAAAGAATCAGCTAATAAAGATGCTGCTGCTAAAGCAAAAGCATCTGGAGATGTTAAATTAGCTCAAGCTCTAACAAAAGAAGCCAATAAACAATCTGCTGTTATCAATGCTGCTGTTAAAGCAGATGAAGCTAAGAAAGCATCTGATGTTGCAAAAGCTTCCGGTAATGTAGAAGCTGCTAAAATATTATCTAAGGAAGCTAATAAACAAATGACTGTAGTAGCAGCTGCTGCGAAAGCAGATATGTTAAAACAAGTAGCTTCTAGTGCAAGTACTATGGGTAATAATTATCTTGCCATTGCTCATGCTCAAAATGCTGCTAAACAAATGGCTGTCGTAAATGCTGCTATAAAAGAGGAATCTCATGTTAATGCTATGAAAAAAGCTATGGCTGCTGGTGATGTTAAGAAAGCAGAATTTCATAAAGAAGAAGCTGCTAAACAAGCCACAGTAATAAATGCTGCTAATAAAGTAGCCACTCTTCAAGATGCTGCTAATAAGGCTATGATAGTTGGCGATGTTAAGAAAGCAGAAGCTAAAACAATAGAAGCTACTAAACAAGCTGCTGTAGTAAGTGCTGCTTCTAAGATGGATGCTAATCTTAATGCAGTTGCATCAGCCACTACTCCTGCAAATAAAAAATTAGCTATGGCTGAAGTTGCAAAGAACGCATCTGTTATCAATGCTGCTGTTAAAGCTGATGTTCATTCAGAAGCTGCTAAAGCTGCTGTTACATCAGGTAATATGAAATTAGCAGCTGCACATGCAACTGAAGCTGCTAAACAAGCTATTGTGCTTAAAGCTGCTGCAGATGCCACTGCTCTCACTATGGCTGCTGCTAAATCTGCTGCCTTAGGTAATGCACCTCTTGCTCAAGCACAAACTAAAGAAGCAGTTAAACAAACTGCTGTAGTTGTTGCTGCAACTAAAGAAGAAGCTGCTAAAAAAGCTTCTGTGCAGGCTCTTGCTGTAGGTGATGTGAATAAAGCACAAGTTCTTCAGAAAGAATCTATTAAACAAGGAGCAATTGTTACGGCTGCTATGAATGCAGATATTGCTAAACAAGCTGCCAATAAAGCAGTTAGTGTAGGTGATATCAAGTTAGCTAAAGCTAATGCTAAAGAAGCAGTAAAGAATGATGCAGTTATAAATGCAGTAATTAAATCTGCCGAGCTTAAAGTTGCTGCCAAACAATCAGCTGCAGCTGGTGATATGAAAGCTGCTACAGCTCAAACTAAAGAAGCTGCTAAGCAAACAGCTGTTGTAAATGCTGCTGCTAAAGCTGAGATTGCTAAAGCAACTGGAAATATGACAGAAGTTGCTAAACAAAATACAATTATTAGTGCTACAGCTAAAGCAGATATTCTTAAAACCCTTGCAACTCAAGCTAAAGTAAATGGTGATATGAAAGAGGCTAAAGAAGTTAAAAAATTAGTTGCTAAAGAAGAAGCTAAAGCTAGTGCTCTTGTTAATGCAGAACAAAAAACAGCTGCTGCTACAATAGCTGCTGCAAAAGGTAATATAGTTGCTGCTAAGACTCTTGCTAAAGAAGCAGCAAAAATGGAAATTAAAGCAGTTTCTCTTGCTAAAGCAGATGTTGCTAAAGAATCAGCAAAAGAAGCTAAAATGAATGGTGATATGAAAGCTGCCAAGACTCTTGCTAAAGAAGCAACTAAACAAGAAGTGAAAGCTCTTGTTATAATGAAAGCAGATACTCATACTAAAGCTGCTAAATCAGCTGCTACAAAAGGTAATATGACTGCTGCTAAAGCTCATGCGACTGAAGCAGCTAAAATGGAAGCTCGTCTTAATACTCTTGTAAAAGCAGAAGTCCAAAAAACTGCTGCTCAACAAACTAAAGCACCTGAACAAGCTGCTAAGATGCTTAAAGAAGCTAGTTTACAAGAGAAGAAAGTTGTTGCTGAAGTTAAAGCAGAAGAACATAAAAAAGCAGCTAATAAAGCAGAAACCAAAGGTATGGTTGATAAGGCAGATACTCATCATAAGCTTGCAGCTAAATATGAAGCAAAACTTGTTAATTATGATAATAAATTAACATATGCTGATATTGACGATGCCTTTAAACTTTTAACCGAAACTGATTCTGAGACTAGCAGTGATAAATCAGTTATGGGAGATTCATTACTTAGACATCATAACAAACAAGTACAACAATCACGTGTTAAAGTAGTTGATTCTGTTTATCAACCTGATTATATGCCCGAAATATCTTCTGAAGAAATAAATACTAATCAACGTAAATCATTTGGTACTGTTGATTATGCTAAATTCTAAATATCATATAGTCTAAAATAATATTCATATAAAATATTATTTTTCTCTTATATATTAATGGCTCATGTTAAAAAACATAAAGACTTACATCTACATATTGAAAATGTATATAATTTTCAAACTGAATTCAAAGCAATCTGTAGTCAATATTATGACGATGATTCTATTATAGAACAACCTAGTATATTACCTCCTGTTGAAAGAATTATTGTACTTGGAGATGTTCATGGTGATTGGAATAAATTAATTAAAGCACTAAAACTTGGTAAAGTTATAGATGAAAATAATAATTGGAATGGTGGTAATACAGTTGTAGTTCAAGTAGGTGACCAAATTGATAGATGTAGATATGTACGAGGCGGTCCTACATGTGATAAGAAAGAGGCGACTCCAAATGATGAACCACATGATTGGAAAATATTACAATTCTTTACAAAATTACATAAACAGGCAATTAAGAAAGGTGGAGCTGTTTACTCATTAATGGGTAATCACGAATTAATGAATGTACAAGGTGATATGCGATATGTTTCATATCAAGGATTTAAAGAATTTGAAAATTATAAGAAATCAGATGGAACTATTATAAAAGATGGTGAAGAAGCTAGAAGATGGGCATTCAAACCAGGGAATCATATTAGTGAATTCCTTGCATGTACTCGCCAAGTAGCTATTATAATTGGTACAAATTTATTTGTTCATGCTGGTATTATTCCTAAACTAGTAAAAAAATATAGTGTACAAAATATCAATCAATTAATGAGTCTTTATTTATTAGATAAACTTAAAAATAAAACTCAATATGCAGATATATTTAGTCAATCTAAAGAAACACCTTTATGGACTCGTAGTCTTGGTAATATTGGTTTAAAACATTTTTCTAATCAGACTTCTGATGAGAATTCAAAAAAGAAAGAAAAAATGTTATGTAATGCTAATATTAAACTAGTAAAAGAAGTTTATGGAATTGATAATATAATTATTGGTCATACACCTCTATTAACTAATGGAATTGGTAGTATTTGTGATGGTGCAGTATGGATGACTGATTATGGTCAATCTGATGCTTTCAAACCATTTAAGAATGAACATACTGTTCAAGTATTAGAAATACTTCAAAAAGAAAATGAACCTAAAACTATTAATGTATTAAAAAAATAATTTTCACAAAAAGCCTTTCACAAAAAGCCTTCATCTTCATTACGTTCTGAAAAATATGATAAAATATCATCAAGTAATTTCTTTGGACAAGCTTCAGTAGGTATTAATAAACCATCTTCTCTTTTCATTACATGTAATGATGGCTCATACATATTATCAACTAATATTTGCCATCTTTCCATATATTTTCTATTTTTCTTATTCCCATGAAAATAATGTCTAATTACACCTGGTACATAACCTAATCGTAATTTTTTCATTTGAGTTTCATAGTCTACTATACTTTGTTTATAATTTTCCGTTGTCATAGCATTTAAACTTTTTATACCTTTATTAATTAAACATAATGCCATATTATGATCACCCGAACCTAAAATACTATGACTATATAATCCTCCAACTCTCTCATATGCTTTCCGTGTCATTGCCCAAGCAAATCCTGGATGCCAAAAATTAGGTCCATCCATTCCATATGGTCTATTTTTACTATATTGAAAACCAAAACTTGAAAAAATAGTCATTGCATTCATATTTTTATCCATATCAACTGCATGTGAAAATAATTGTATAATATCACAATAACCATTTAATATTTTCAATGTATCTAATGCCCAACTACTACTATCAAATTCAATATCTGCATCTATCCAAGCAAATGCTTTCCAAGTTTTAGGTAATAATTTTTTAACTCCCATATTTATCATATTCTCTTTATGCCACAATACTTGACTCATATCAGCTCTTAATTGTAAATGTTTTTTGTTATTTGATTTTGTTAAATAATAATTATGATTACCATATGCCAATTCAACTATATATAATTCTACATTTTCTTCATCATCAAATTTTTTAATAAATTCTCTAGCTAATATATAACGTCTGGCATATTGACAAGGATTTGATATTACTATAATACAATGTAGCTTATCTTCCACAGGTTCATTATTTTGTATCGCTAATTTAATATTATTAGTATTATATTCAATATTGTCAATTTCTATACCATTTATTATCGTCATTATATATTTTATATAAAAATATTTCTATAAATAGTTGCACTAATGGTATGATTCATAAATAACACTTTTTCGATGGGAATTATTTGATATAATTATATATTATGTTACCGATGCATATCATCGTAATCATATGAGCCACCTAAAATGATATAAAAAAATTGAAAAATATATATAAAAAAATCTTATTTTAAGTAATTAATGACTGAAAAAGTAGATATCAAAAAATTGAATAAGCTAAAAGATGGTGTTCAAAAATTCTTAGACGAACATCGTTTTACAGATGATTCCAAAGAACAACCAACCCATCTTTCATTTGGATTATTTCAAGGTAAATTTGTATTAGATAAACATCAGAGAAAAGAATTTATGAGTCGATATATAAAAGCAGTTGATGGAGGTGTAACTGATATGTCAATTCTAGAAAGACCAAAAGAATATGGTCCTATTATTATTGATATTGATTTGGAAATTCCTTCTGAAGATTATGAAAAAGATACAAGATTATATAATAATGAGATGATATGTGGTATTATTAAATTATATGTTGATGCAATCAATAAATATCTTGATGTTAATAAAAAAAATATAAAAGTGTGTCTTTTTGAAAAGCCAAGTGCTCAGGAAAAAGATTCTACATATAGAGATGGTTTTCATATTATGTTTCCAGAATTATGTTTAGATGCAAAGGTACGACATCTTTTACGTTATCATGTTGTAAAACAGGCTGAACAAACAAAATTATTTGATGGATTTACAAAGAGTGCTGATAAGATTATTGATAAATCAGTAGTATCAACTAATGCTTGGTTTCTCTATGGTTCAAAAAAGCCAACAGGTCAACTATATAAATTAAGTACAATTTATGATATGGATATGAATGTTCTCTATAATATGAATTCAATTGATATTGAATCTGGTGAAAATGTTTCTTATGATACTGAAACATTAGTACAATATTTCTCTTTACAATCTAGTACTTATACAAAAAAGAATTCTACAAAATTACGTGAAGAATATGTTGATTCTGATATTGATGCAGAATGTGAAAAATTAGGTATTAATTCAACAGTTAAAGCTGAACAAATCAAGATTAATATTGTTGCATCAAAAGAAGATGAAATTAGAACTGCAACAAAATATGTATGTATGTTAAGTGATACACGTTCAAGTGATTATCAAGATTGGATTAATGTTGGTCTTGCACTTCATAGTGTAGATAGTTCATTAGTATCAGCTTGGGTTGAATTCTCTAAAAAAGGTGGTTCTAAATATAAAGATGGAGAGTGCGAACGAATTTGGAGAAGTATGAAGTCCTTATCAACAGGTAACATGTTAACTATACGTTCACTATCATATTGGGCAAGACAAGATGACCCAAAACAATTCGAAGCATTTAAGAAGGAAGAATTTAAGATTCTGATGAAGAATAGTTTGAATGGAAATATTTATTCATTGGCAAAAAACGTTTATGCTAAATATTCAGACCGATATGTATGTTCCTCAATTAAATCAAATATTTGGTGGGAATTTAGAAATCATCGATGGAATCGTGTAGAAGAAGCTTATACTATGAAAATTCTTTTGTCTGAAGAGTTTGCAAATGAATATAATAAGGAAATTGCAGAAGTTAGTATTCGTGCAACTCAAGTCCAAGGATTTGAGAAAGAAGAATTACTTCAACGTAGAACAAAGATTGATAAAATTGTAGAAAATCTAATGAATACTCGTTTTAAGGAAACACTTGTAAAAGAATGTGCATCACTATTTTATGATAAGGATTTTGAACAGAAACTAGATTCTAATATTCATCTGATTGGTTGTGAGAATGGTGTATATGATTTACAAGCAGGTGTATTTCGTGAAGGTCGGCCAGATGATTATATTACACTTTCTACTAAGAATGAATATCATAAATGGAATGAAAAAAATCCATACAATAAACAAATTCTTAGTTTCTTTTCTCAAGTTTTGCCAAATGAGAATGTACGCAAGTATTTCTTAAATGCATTATGTACTTGTTTGTCTGGTACTACTAAGGAAGAAAAACTATATATTATGACAGGTGCTGGTTCAAATGGTAAATCACTTACTATGGATTTAAGTTATTTTGCACTGGGTGATTATTACATGTCTTGTCCTATTAGTATGATGACTAATAAACGCGGAAAGTCAAATGAAACTTCACCTGAGAAAGTTCGTATGAAAGGTCGACGTTGTGGTGTCTTTCAAGAAACAGATGATGGTGAAAAATTAAATGTTGGTATTATGAAAGAATTTACTGGTGGTGATAAAGTTCTTGTTCGTGATCTTTTTAAAGGGTCTCAAGAAATGATTGAATTTAAACCACAAATGAAATATTTTTTGACTTGCAACCAACTTCCAGAGGTTCCATCTACAGATGATGGTACTTGGAGACGTTTACGTGTAATTGCATTTACTTCTAAATTTACTAGCAATCCAACTAAATCAAATGAATTTATGATTGATAATACTCTAAAACAAAAGATTGAAGCTTGGGCACCAACCTTTTTTAGTTATTTGATTCATATTTATAACACTGAATATAAAAATAAATCATATCTTGTTGAACCAGAAGAAGTTATGGCCAGTACCAAGCAATACAAGCAAGAAAATGATCACTTTACAGAATATATTATGGATAAAGTTAGTGTTACTGAAAATATTAAAGATGTTATTAATAAGGATACACTATGGGATGACTTTCGTATCTGGTACAAGAATGGACGTGACCAAAAGTCATTGCCTAAACGCGTTGAATTCCTCAAAGCTGTCATACCAATGATTGGCGAGCCAACAAAAGCTGGATTCTTTCGATATCTGGTATTCAACTTTAACGAAGAGAATAAAGAAGTTAAGAATGATTTAGATGTATAAATCCAAATTATTTTATTATTAAATATCCCTTAATTAGATTTTTAATGATAAAACTGTTATTATATTATTTTATGTTAAAAGTAAAGCTTGATATCTTATTATTTTGCAATGCTTTTTAAATTATGCCGAGAAACAGCTTTGCAGCAATTGATTGCACAAAACATTATGAAAAAAATTATTTTTTTCATAAGCTAGATTATTTATATAATTAATATCGCTACGCTCATTAAATTGCGGCTATGCCAAAAAAATTGTTCGCAGCAATTATTCTTATTATTTTGCTTTGCTCGTTAATAAAAAAAATTGAAAATTTTACACTGTATATCTTTCTAATATATAGACCTTGTAATGTCGTATTCCAATAATAATAATAATAATTTGCACTTTCGTGGCTTCCTAGATGAAAATCTAAAGAATCCTAGAGATGCAGAATTTGCACGAGAGTGGAATAAAATGATACGTGAAGAGAAGAATAATTATAATATTAATTCTTCTTATGGTAGTTCGTTGTCAGTTACTACTTGTAATTGGGGAAACTATTCAAATGTGTCTTCTGTATTTAGTGCTTCCTATTATATGTCTAGATGAAGAATATTTTTGCTAATTCATCAATTGTTGCGCGTTTAGTTGTATCTATCTCTAGCATTCGCTTGAAATTTTCTTTTATTGTATCGCAAGATGCATTTAAGAATTTGGATAATTTATTATCCATACGATTCATTTCACCTACTTCATAGTCATTTATATTTCCATTCGATGTAAAAAATTTATTTCCATATTTTGTTTTAGTTATACTTTTTAATGGGAATCTACCACAAGTTTCATTTATTAAACACAAATGATAATAATCTCTAGAATATTTAGAATCTTTTATTGGGTCAAATAATAATTTACCTGTTAATAATTCATAATATGTACATCCTATCGCCCAAATATCTACTGGATAAGAACATCGACCCATTAAAATGATTTCAGGTGCCATATAATATCTTGTACCAAATGGTTGTTCGTAATAATTATCTTCATTACAATGAGTTCCAAAATCTCCCAGACTAATCTCAATATTTTCTATATATTTACTATCTATAGAATGTTTTGAAATATCATTATTAGAATATTTCTCTAATATTTCTTCTGTTATCATTTTATGCACTTGACGACGTATTTCTTTCTTCACTTCTTTTGACATCATATTAATACTATTTAATGTTTTCCCTTTTTTTATCCAATAATCTTTCTTAGCCTGAGAATATTTACTAAAAAAATCAGCCTTACTATATTGGTCTGTAATAAATTTATCTTTGTCATTCATACCCTTTACTAATATATTATCTGATTTAATATCTCCGTGAAATACACGACATTTCTTATGAAGTATACGAACTGCTGTCACCAATTGGTTCATTATTCTATTTACAATATATAGAGGCAATCCATCATTATAATTACCCTTTCGTAATATAGAGTCAATATTAGAACAATGTAGATTCCAAACTGAACATAAAAATTTATTATTGTCTCTAATTTCTGTAAAATGTTCAATAATATTATTAAAAACTGGAGGATTTGTAGGTAATTTTTTTACAAAATTTATTTCCGATAAACCATCTTTATATTCTTGTGGATTTTGAACCTTCAATGCATAAAAATGATTGTCTTTTATGGAATATGCTAACCATACAATAGAAAATGCACCTCGTCCCAATTCACAAATAATATTATAATTATTAATTATATCTCCTTCTAGTTCAAGATTATCATCTTGATCTAAATCTTCATCACTGGAAAGAGATACTTCTGATTCATTTGACTCTAAGCTCATTAATTTAATAGTTTAATTAAGTTTTAAATATTTTTCTAATATTTATTAAATAGATTTAATAAATGAATAAAAGAATAATTAAGAAAGAAAGTTCTATAAATAATTTTACAGGAAATGAGATTGCAAATGCCCCAGCTAATAGTGTATTATTACACCCATTAACAAGTACAATGATACGAAATGATAGTATGAATCCAATATGTCTAACTAAATTTAATCTTAAAAATAATAAATTAAAAATTACTAATAAATATAAATGTGAAACTAATAATAATATGTATAAACAATATTTATACATTCCACCTATTTCTATACAATCAAAAGACATTCTTAATATGTATGATATTGATACTATCGATTCATTAAGAATATATGTTAAAGAAAATATAGAAAATGGCAATATGATTACTATTAAAAGAATAATAAATTGTTGGATTAAAAATAACATCGAAATATTAAAAAATTATAATGATGGTTTAGAAAAAATTTTAAGTTATATAATTAATCGCTATTCTAAAGATGAAAATAAAAATATTAATATAAAAAATTTTGTTGATTATTGGATAGATAAAAATAGTAATATTTCGTTTAATTTTGATATAATAGAAGATTTCAGTAATTATATTAAACAAAAATTAGGGATGAAATAATAATATCTACTATCTAATAATATGTTTAATGTTATGCCGTATATACAAGTAGACTTGCAAAATCCTAATAATCCTGCTGGTACAGAGACTAGAAAATATTACCCAGTGCCACCCATCCAACCAAGTGTTTATGAATATTTGAATGTTAATAAAGATGTAAGATTAAGAAAAAATGTTACTAAATATTTTGCTGATAAAACAATAGAATGGATAGAAAATGACGACTCTTTTAAAAATCACAAGTCACAACTCGCAGATTTAAAAAGTGTTGATGGACAAATTAAAATATATCATCTTTTAAGAAAATTTGTTAGACGTTCTGGTATTAATTGGTATGATTTAAGAGATAATCGTTCTCTTATTAAAAAATTTATTAATCACAAATTATAAAATAATTAGTAAATACCTATTATTTTACATTTTTGTATATTTAGAGTGATGCATATTTTAAATACATGTTTTAATGACAAAAAAATATTTATCGCTTTACTCATTTGTGAAGATTTATTTTTATATTATAGACTTTATTCTTAATATTACTCATCTATAATTTAGATATTTAATATCCTAAATAATATTTGAATAATCTTGATATTCTTGAAAATAAACCGGTTTGTTTTTGCTCAGATGATATATCAGCTAGCTTTTCAACTTGGGATTCTATAATTTTATCAAGTGGAATATTAACAAGTTGTTCGGTTGTTTGTTCTGTTTGTTCTGTTTGTTCTGTTTGTTCTGTTTGTTCTGTTTGTTCTGTTTGTTCTGTTTGTTCTGTTTGTTCAGTTTGTTCAGTTTGTTCTGTTTGTTCTGTTTGTTCAGTTTGTTCAGTTTGTTCTGTTTGTTCTGTTTGTTCTGTTTGTTCTGTTTGTTCTGTTTGTTCTGTTTGTTCTGTTTGTTCTGTTTGTTCTGTTTGTTCTGTTTGTTCTGTTTGTTCTGTTTGTTCTGTTTGT